TCATAAAAATTTTTTATAAAATTTTTTGCACCTTTTTACAAGTGAAGAAGTTTTTTACCACCCTTATCTGTCTAAATCAAGCAATACAACCTGAAGTAGTGGGACCCCTTTTTATATAAAGGTGTATCGCTTATATAGTTGCAGGATTTATTGGGTGTGGGTGTGGTACCTCTATTGATTAGGTGTGTGTGACCCAACAGGGTCACACATGTTTGTAACTCGGTTAGTCTAGTAAGACCATGTATGCACTTGCATTAAGTCTACTGAACTTAGATAGTTTCTTCTGCATTGCAGAGTACTCCTCATCTCGTTCGTGCTCCTTGATCTCAATGTATAACTTATGCTCCTCTGGTGTTAGCATTGCTGATTGGCCAGAGTATGGGTTCGTTGCCTTGATCTTTGTATCAAGTTTAATGTTGCCCTTATCATCTGCCATCTGTTCTAGTTCATCGATTGGTAGGTTCCACCATGCTGTATTTGTTGTCATATATTCTCCTGTATTGGTTATAGGACTATCCTACATTAATAGGATAGCCCTGTCAATTGTTATCTGTCGGACCAAGTAAACGAATGGATATCTACATAGTATCCATTAGCAACCAAGTAATTGTATAAGTTCTTTTTAGTTCTTGGCGCTTTCTTATCGTCTATGAAATTAAGCACAGCTTTTGCAAATGATGTAAAGCCTGTCACTCTAGGATTAGTCATTAACATTCCTGTCTTAACTTCTCTCTCTAATGCTTGCAGTAATAGTTCCTGTTGGAACGTGTAACCACTTTGCATCATTGTGTCTGCGATCGCGTTTTGTTGTGTCATGTTTTCTCCTGTATTTGTTAATAGCCTTATCCTATACTATCCACCATTATTGTCAACTGTTGTTATCTGAGTATTGTAAGAACCCCACCTGTCTGGTTGACTATCTCTAGTTATATTAACAGGTGTTTCAAGGGCCTCGGTCCTTGGTGCAATGGCAATGATATCTGCCATATGTTCTTTGGCAAAATCATTGTAACAACCCATACTACAAAAGTATCCCCATATAGAACGCTGATTGTAATGATTCTCTCTAAGCTTTCTAGTTCTTAGGACCTTGCTACCTTTGACACCTCTTATTCTATCCTGTGTGTGTTGTTCATGGCAAGTTGGTCCATGACACCAATTAAAATTACTCATGAGTTATCCCCCTCAGTCATTTGAAATCTAGCTAAGATTTTAGCATGGCTTTCTATTGCGTTCTCTAAAGTTTTAATTCTATCTTCTAAGAACTTTATTTTCTGTCGTTCAAATTGCTCAGCCTTATTCTTAGTGTGCAATTCAAAATGTTCATCTGTTAATTGTGTCATTGTTTGTTTCTCCATTGTTCATCTTTTCTTATTCTTGCATTTTGCTCATCAATAAATTGCTGATTGTGTTTGGCTACCCAAACACCCATTGCAACTATTCCTAGTATTACAATTAATAATACATATTCCATTATAACCTCACTTTCCAACTGCCTTTAGCAGTTCTGTATTGTTCTTTGTCCATGTCAAAGTATGTTATTAAACTATCTCCAATTTTGCTAGTCCAATATCTACATTTGTCAGTCCACTTGCCTCGTCTAGTTATGTGCTTTTTATCCTTATTAGAATAATAAGTTATTGTGAATTGTTTGTTTAGTTCCATGTTATTTCTCCTGTATGTTTGTTATAGGGGTATTCTATCCTATAGAATACCCCATGTCAACTATTAATTTACTGTTGCTTGTTGCATTATCGACCTTGCAATAGCAATTTTTTCCTCTCTCGTTTGCTCTACCTTATCAGTTAATAAGTCAGCTAAATTTGTCGGACTATAAACAGACAAAGCCATTGATGAACTTTCGTTCAGTATGCCCTCATTAAGTGCAACACCTAATTTGTCAGCTAGTGATTTAGCTTGGTCAAAGTATCTGTAAGATTTTAAACCCAATGTAAGTTTTTGCATTTTACCATTGACGTGTTGATATAATTGTTCGTGAGTTAATTTAACATTCTCTCTCAAAGTATTATACATCTTAAACATTTCAAATGTTTCTTGGTCAACTGCAAACATTCTACTATGACAATAGCTAGTACCGATTGTTGTAAGTTGGAAATCTTTTTCCCACTCATCTTTGTATGACAGGGTAGTTTTATTATCGTTGCTACTATTCTCATGCCCTGTAAATTTATTTACTTGGCTTTCCATAGTATAATAGCTTGGACTACGTTTGTCGTAATTGCCATTGATTGCAACATGAAAGTCTGGGTTAAGACCTTTTGCTTTAATCTCATCTCTATAATAAGACCTTGCAAACTCATCTCCTAAACTAAACATAACGTGTTCTTCATCAATGACTTCTCTCTTACTTCCATCACTATCTGTTTCCATTCTTGGTGGTGCAGTAAAATAAAAACAATTATCATTGTATAACTCTCCACCACTCCGATTGTATTTAGCAATCATACTTCTAATTGTATCTACATCTTCTTGTGGTTGATGATGTCTTACAACTGTTTCAGCTAAAACTTTCATTTTAGTTCTAGCAGTATTATAATCAGCAATCGCTTTTGTATGTAGTTCTTTCTTTGGACTATTTTGTTCAAAGTGATTTTGAAATACATCAGCAATAGCTTTTCTCTTTTCACTATTTAGTGTTAGTCTTTTTTCTGGCATTTGTTTTCTCCTGTATTGGTTAAATTAAAATTGTTTTAGCACTTGACAAATACATTGTCAAGTATTATATAGGATATGTCGGAAAGGCTTAAAAAGCGTACGTGCCAATCTGGCAAGCAGGAATTTTTGGGAATGAGTTTAATCTCTTCTGTGAATAGGTACCTTGATGGTCATAATATTTATGGACTAACCGAATGAGTACTGCTACTCCGGTTAACCTACCAATTTTTATTGTCGGGGTTGACCGGGTTATTTGCTAGTCCTTTCCATATACTAGCTTAACCATGGAGGCGGGAAGGACTAGCTAATAAAAAAAGAAAAAGAAAGCGCCAAGCCTCAAGCAGCAAGCAACGCTTGACAATGGTTCAGGGATAGTATAGGATGTATATAGAAAGGTATATTATGAATGAAGGAATGGAAAACTTAAGAGAAATAGAAGAGTTAGAAAGTCAACCGCTTAACCGGATAGCTTCTGCCTTGGAAGAGATTCTTAGGCTGGTAAAAGAAGATCAGGAGAGATCAAGGAAATATATGGAAGAAAAAAAAGATGAGTAGAAGACAAGGGTCCGAAAGTATTAAAGCGCTAGTTAACCACTGGCGCTGGCTCAGGGACCAGGGCCCCAGCTACAAGCTACAAGCGGCAAGCTGCAAGCGTCAAGCAGCAAGCTTGACAAGACAACATTATAAGGATATAGTATCCTATAAAATACAGGAGAATAAACAATGAAAATAAAAGAAGCGGAGGCTATAACTCACACACTATCAAAGCCAGGAAAAATGCCTGGATTCGCATATTCAACACCAGCTCACGAGTGCAAGACTGGCACAAAGTTACGAGCTGTAGCTGGCAGCGTTTGCGCTAATTGTTACGCGTACAAGCGCGGCCGGTATAGATTTCAAAATGTAATAGACGCTCAATATAAAAGATTCAGGTCATTAACTAATCCTAAATGGGTCGAAGCAATGGCTGCACAAATTAATTCTAAGAAAGTAAAATTCTTTAGATGGCACGACTCAGGCGACGTCCAGAACCTGGACCACCTGAGACGAATTTATGCTGTATGCAGGTTGACGCCTTCAGTTAAACACTGGATGCCAACCCGTGAAGCATGGACCAAGGACTATATTGTTGAAGCTCCTGACAATCTTGTTGTCCGGTTCTCCATACCTATGGTGGACCAGGCAGCAATTGACAGCTGGCCTCATACCTCAACAGTCTCAACTAAAAAGATCGATGTCACCTGCCCGGCGCCCCTTCAGGGCAACAAGTGCAAGGACTGTCGAGCTTGCTGGGACAAATCAATTCAAAATGTTTGCTACGGTGAACACTAAAAAATTCCCGCGTGGAATACTGGATCAGGTCATTAGCAAAAGTACTTGCGACGGCGAGTCAGAGCGTGCACCTGATC